TCGCCATTTAACCAGAAAATTCAAGAGTCCTTCAGGGCTCTTTTTATATACAAAAAATAAAAAAGAAAGAAGGATAGACAATGAACAAAGACAAACTGATTTTAAAAGACGGTACAGAGATCGCCCTGGAGGCCGGAGCTAGCTTGGGGGCCTTGCAGGTCGCATCCGTTGACCGCGCTGCCATGCTGGCGACCTGGCAGCAGTTGAGGCCAGACAACCTGTCGCAAGTGCAGATTAAAAACGGCGCCGGGCTGACGGTCGGAACCTATACCGACCTTGTGCTGGTGTCTGAAACGTCCGTGGTGGCCCCCGACGGTAAGGTACTGACAACTTATAGTCTGCGTCCTAAAACGGATGTGGAACGGCTTACAGAGCGCGTGGCAGTAGTTGAAGAGGGGCAGCAGGTACAGGACGGGGCCATCAATGATGTAGCCAAACTTGCAGGAAGTCTAGCGGAACAAGCAGGAGGGATGTCATAATGGGAAGATTTTACGGGTTAAAAATAAGAGCAGGAGAAATGACGCTGGAAGAGGTGCAAACGTGGTGGAAACCACAGGTTGAAAAATGGCTGAAAGAGAATCCGGCGAAGTAAAGGAGACAGACAATGAAAAAGGAATACGTAATTGCAATTCAGGGAGCCTTGGCAGCAGCCGGCGCTTTTTTAAGTGACAAGCTGGGAATCCTGTACCCCGTATTATGCGTTTTAATGGGGATGATGGTCTTAGACTACATCACGGGCATGCTTGCCAGCAAAACCGAGGCTATTGACCATCCGGACGACAAAGGGTATGGATGGAGCAGCAAAAAAGGGGCTAAAGGTATCATCAAAAAGGTTGGTTATCTGTGCGTGATCGCCGTGGCGATGGTAGTTGATTATGTAATAGCCAGGGTATCTGGAAGCCTTGGAATTGCAATGCCGACAAACGCGTTTTTCGGCCTTCTGGTGGCCGTTTGGTACTTACTGAACGAATTACTGTCTATCATTGAAAACGCTGGCAGAATGGGCGCTGCGGTGCCGGATTGGCTGCTTAAATATATCGCGGTCTTAAAGGACAAGATTGACAGCAACGATTATGGACAGGGTGACAAGCAGAAATAGAGGGGCGGTGATCCTTGCATCTTCCGGCCGGTGGGGTTATACCGGTGTTGCGACGTCGCAACAACAGTACATAGGCCCCGGGGAAATCCCGGGCCTTTTTACAAATAGAGGAATGTAAATGGAAAATGCAGTAAACAAATTGATTCAGACGGCGAAGAAATGGAATGGATACCTGGAAAAGAAGAGCAATAAAGACCTGGACAGTTTTACGGACAACGCTGGCAGCAATAATTACACCTGCTTTGCCAGGGACTATTATAAGCATACCGGGCATAATCTCCAGGCGCAGCCTTGGTGTGCGATGTATGTGTCAGATGTGTTTGTACAGGCCTTTGGCCTGGAGACGGCCAAAAAGATGCTGGGCGGCGCGTTGTATCATTATTGCCCGACGGGGGTTAACCAGTTTAAGGCAGCCGGCCGGTGGAGCAAAACACCGGAGCCGGGAGCGGTTATCTTCTTTACCAACGGGACACGTGCCTATCACACTGGTATCGTGACGCAGGTGACGGCCAGTAAGGTCAAAACTATCGAGGGAAATACTTCCGGAGCATCAGGCGTGGTCGAAAACGGTGGTGGAGTCTGCGCAAAGTCATATGATAAATCATACTCCCGTATCCTGGGATATGGATTACCCGATTGGAGCCTTGCGAGAGAGCCTGAGATTTATCGAGAAGGCTTTATTCGGGCGGCCGATGGAAAACGTTGGTGGTATCAGTACAAAGACGGCAGCTACGCACACAGCGGCTGGTACTGGCTGACGGAGATTACAACAGGAACATCTGCATGGTATTTGTTTGATGCTGCCGGATATATGCTGACAGGTTATCAGACGGCGCCGGACGGACGAAAATATTACCTTTGCCCGGAAAAGGGAGTAAATGAGGGTAAATGTATGGTAACGGATGACCAGGGGGAATTACAGATTGCTGAGTATGACGAGATTGCCAGAAGGTACATAATTTAAGCGTACTTCAGTATCTAAAAATTGATTGGTGCTGATTTTTGTCACATTGACAAAACGGTTCTGTAATGTTAAAATAAAAGGAAATCCAGAGTATTAAATACTCTGCGTATCGTAATATCAACTTAACAGTTGCTGTTCGCCCGTTTCGGGCGTGGATTGAAAAAACTACTTCATTTAAGCTATTGGAAGTTTCTGTTAAGTTGAAAAGCGGACCAGGTGCATCTGGTCCGCTTATTTTAAAGATGATTATTAAAAGCCCCTCAACCGCTTTTTTATAAGCAAAAGAGGGGCTTGCCATGTTATAGAATATTACCAGCCTTCTATCACTTCAGGTTCCAATCCTGGAAGATTAAGCAATTCCGTCTTGTAATATGGGGGTACGTCCATAGGCGAAAATTGCAGGGTGCGAAAGACTTTCACAGGAGAATATTGACCGTTCGGGCAGTTATGTTCCCACCAGTATAATCTATCCAAAGTCATACTTCCGGCTGGCCGGGCGGCAGATGCATCATTCATAAACATATTTATGATGGCATTTTTGATTGCCAGTGCATCACCATACGTGAATCCTGTAATTTTTGCCAGTTGTGGATATATTGAACCACGAAAGACATATGCCCCATAATTGATTTGATACCGGGTCCCCATCGTGTCACTTGACTTATCGGACCTTGAATTAGGGTCATTTGAATTAACTGATTTTGTCAAGTTTTTCTGTATTACGGTTATATAATCCAGAGATACGGCGTCTTGAATTGAAACAGGTCCCCGGACACATTCGGATATACCTAATTCTTCTTCGGATTCTTTTGACGCTTTGGAAGATTTGAAAGCAAATACCTGACCAAATGCCCGGACATCAATCCATTTTTCACAGGCAATTTTACGGTAAGCAGTCCTATCTTTTGATTTCGCAGCCCGAACCATGTCTGACTCCGCCTTTACCTTGCCGTGAAGGCTTTTCTGTTCATCCAGCAGTTCTTCTTGCTTAACAACAAAAACATCATATCCATTTTCTGAAAGGCGATCTCTTAGCTTTCGTTTTAAGCAGACATCAGTAATGATTCCATTTCCGTTAAAATCTTGTCGCGGGACATTTCCATTAATCGGATCGCCATTCGGGTTACATCTTTCTGCAACAATAATACCGCAGAAATCAATCCTGTTCTGCAATATAGCCGAGGTATCCATCGTCCCCCTCCTTTTCCTGGACAAACATTGTGTATCGGATGAAATTTAAATAATAGTCTTTTATTTCTCGTTTGCCGGAATCCCAATTTTCGATGGAACGTAATGGAATCCAGTACATTGTTGACATTTTCGCCATGCTAACATCAAGTCTTTTGCGCAAGCCCGGAAAATCCAGGCTTGCAAGTTCAAAAATCAGTGACAAATCCTTTGTGATTTCATCAGCATCTGCTGCTTTTTTCATCCATTCCTGCCAGCCGAGGTTCATAATAAACTCTTCGGCGTTTTCGTGTCTGACAGCTTCATCACATAGTCTAATAAACGTGGTATATAACATCTCTTCCCCTCCCTTTTTATGCCCACAATCTTGTTTCGCCCTGGTACTGGTGAACGTTTCCATCTTCACGAACCATCCTTAACGGGGTTCCGTCAACGTCTCCGTCTTCCCAAATGCTTACATGTGCTTCCATAACATCCGGGTCAGAAAATGCTTTTTCTGCTGCGTCATACGCTTCATCATAAGAATCGTACCAGTCAGCCATATCGGCGGTGTTCCAATCTCTATCACTGTTTACAGATTCGATATTAACTGCATATTCTTTTTTCATTTTCGTCTCTCCTTTTTATTAGAAATTGTTTATCTCTTGTTTATGTATTTATTATACCACTCAATGGGTGGTATGTCAAGAGGGATATCGATTAAATTTAAAATAAAGTTACTCGGTTATATTAATATATTTATACACGGTTCTTTCCTTTCTCCCGGCCTATTCCCGGACCGGGGCGGTTATTATTTGTATACATGGTAAACTAACTTTATCACTGCCTCTTTGCTGCTATACTTTTTTTGCCAGCGCGTGACACATTGCTGGTTGACAAAGCGCCACATATTGTCAAATGTATGAAAGCTGATCTGATAGCGCTCCTCTCCTATCTTAAAGTTAAAATAGACAATAAAGACATGCGCACCACTGTATAATGTCCGATCCGCTTTTACGTGGTATCTAAATCCACTCTGCGGATTGCGCTGTATTGCTCTGATCGCATTGATGATACAGTGACCCTTTGTGTGATACCCTTTCTTATAATGCACTTCTGATAAAGGGACAAAGGAGGAAATGCGGTTTAATACCTCTTTGTCCTTCTTGCCTCCGTCCGAAGCAAGTTGAGCAAATATAATCTGTTTTGCAATGTATCTATCCAGCATAATCTCCCTCCTTTATCCTGCTATGACGTTGCAACCGTGCCTCTTTGAGCGCGCCAAGCCAGCAACTCTCGGGGCGGTCTTTCACCCGCCTGCTATGCAGGTTTTTGTGCCTGCGCCTTTCGCTCTCACGCATACTCCCGGAATGTGAGAACACTCGTTATTCACGGAAACGATACCGGCGAACTCTCGGGACGTGCCCACTAACCCGCCCCCGTAATGCCGATAGGGTCAGCATGGTTCTCCCGGCGTTACCCGGCCGGGGCGGGTGAATGTGATTACTGGTACCTTTTAAACAACTGATGATATTCGGATATCATCTTATCCATTGTTTTGATATCATTTTCAGAAATTGCTTTTTCCAGCACATCGATGTCAGATTCAACCTTGTCTATGTCGCATCTCATATTATCGTAGTAGTAATCATCAGCCTTATTTTGCAACTTACAGAGCAGCGTGTCTGCATCATCAACCACGTGATATCTGACCCCGTTAACTGTCCTATGTGTATTCATAACGTTCCTTTCTGCCTTCGTGACCTCCGGGGCGGAGCTGCTGGTCATTTTTACTGTTTTCTTAACTTCTGAGCGTATTATATACTATACGTACGTAATTGTAAATATACAAGATGCACAATGTTTCGTACGTAATTTTGGTAAATTTGATTATGTACGTATAGAGGAAAATGAGGTATTCTAAAGTTGAAGGAGTGTGAAAATATGGCTTATGATGAGAAACAAAAAGAGTATAGCATCAGCTATGCGAAGAAAAACTTAAAGAGGATTCCACTGGATGTAAAAAAAGAGTATTACGATGATGTCATAGCACCGGCTGCAAAGAAATGCAATCAATCAGTAAGGGCATTTATTTTGTCTGCAATAGAGGAGAAAATAGATAAAAACAGTTGACAAAATTACGTACGTATAGTATAATGGAGATAGTTAAGGAAGGCAAGTCCTTAACGAGTTACCAGGCAAGAGGAGAGAGGAGGTAAAAATGGAAGAAATGACAAGACTTGAACTTTTGACATTACTATATTCAATACAAGCATTAATAGATACAGGAAACACAGATAAGGCAAAGGAGATTATCGAAAAGGTAATCAAGGAGGCCGAAAGACAGCAATAAAAATAAGCCTACAGAATAGGCTTTAGGGAAAACAGAGGAGGGCGGGCTTGCCACCGCTCCCCCATCTAAGAGAAGTATACCAAAAACAAAAGAAAGTATCAATCTGCAAATTTAATATGCAAAATTTGTAATATTTTGTCACAATCAAACCCCTCAATCGTTTTTATAAACAGAAGAGGGGTTTGCCATATCCTACTCTTCAGGCCCCGGACCCTCAGCTGGGGCCTCTTTTTCTTTTTCGACCTCTTCAGCGATCTTTCTCAGTTCCTTCCGAATCTCCTCTTGGCTGTACTTTGTTTTTTGTGGGGCAATCGCCCTGTTTTTACATAATGGATAATGCGGCAGACTGAACCAGTTACGGCAAGGCCGATAACGGACCAGTAGTACATGATATTATTTTTAATACGATTCTTAAGCTTCTTCATCTTGCCCTCCCATGAATATAATTTTTACCAATTGCCCCATACTAAAAGGACTGATATTAGTCCCATTGTATCATGATTTAAAGTTAAAATCAGTAAAAATGTGCGAATATGGGTTCTTTTTGAGGTGACAATGGAGCAGAAAATAAAGAGTGATACAGAAATTAATATAGGTAAAAATATCCACGACTTGCGCAAAGCGAAACAAATCCGTCAAAAGGATATGGTGAGAGAAATGCAGTTGCGTGGACTTCCCATAACGAGAGAGGCATATGTGAAAATAGAAGGTGGCAGACAGCACATATATGCATCGCAATTGGAGGCAATAAAAGATGTATTGGGTGTATCATATGATGAACTTTTGGCACGAAAAAAGATGGGGTAGTAAGGGTGGCCAGGAGCGATCCGGCCGCCTTATTCCGTGTTGCATATTCGTGTTGCATGACCGTGCAAAATGCAACACGGAACACCTTTTCAGTGCGGTTGTCCGCATGATTGTGCGGCTGTAAAGTATTGTATTTACTGGACTCCTTTAAAATCAAGGGTTTCAGGCTTTTTGGTTTAACGGGTTCGAATCCCGTCTCGCGCTCTCAAAAGTACCGTAACTACGGTACTTTTTTTAATGCGTGTTGTATTTCGTGTTGCATGAACCTTAAAAATTCCTTTTTTGACTCGCGACAATCTGTTTTATCGTATAGGGTAAGCCACGCCTGGTACTTGCTCATATCCAAATTAATGTCATCCGGTTCTACGATTTTTTCAAAGTACGTATCAATGATATTATCCACCTTTTCGCGTTCCTCCGAAAAAGTCTGCATGTAGATTTTTTTCATTACCTTGTCAGATTTCCAGCCGCCGCGCTCTTGGGCATACTTATCGGGTATCCGCAGCAAAGCCATGACAGACGCGCTGAGATGGCGAAGATCGTGAAAAGTAATATGCGCCATGCCATTGTCATCCTGTAGCTTAATCCATCGGTGATACAGGGCCCGGCCACTGATAGGGACCAGGATGTCTCCGTCCACCTGGTCGATAAGCTGCTTGATGTAAGGCGGTATCCGATGACGCCGGTTCCTGGCAGGATTCTTTCCCATATCCTTTCTTTTCGCTTCTCGGCCAACATCGACAACTACCTCACGGATAGTTATATAATTCCCGCTGATGGATTTTGATTTCGTCAGTCCGCGGACCTCCGACATGGAAAAAGAGAGCCACGCCGCTAGGAGTACCGGCAGCTCTATGTCCGTTCCCTTGATGATGCGCAGCACGTCGGCGGCGGAAGGGAGTTCCACTATTCGCTCCATGACCTGTGGCAGTTCGATTTTTTCAAAGTTCAGCTCTTTTTGATATTTGTTCAGCACGGCTGTGACCAGGCCCCACTCATTTTTCAGACGTTTTGGTGATATTGGCTTCGGGTTCCTGGCGCGCTTTCTTGATGGCCTCCGGGCTTCCACATTAATGGCTTCCTGTAAGATTTCTTCGTCCAGATCCTTTAATTTCGAATCCATGATATCCTGGAAGGCATTTTTCTGGATGCAGCGGTAGTCCTGTATTGTGGTTGGCGACCGGTTGATAGCTCCCGGCTCTCTATGTAGGCGTCAATGGCCTCCGACAGGGTCATGTTCCTATACTCATGGCTCTTCGGCCGTTTCTCCTTGTTAAGCTGGAATAGGGCGGCTGCGGCCTCTGCTTCTTTCTTTCCGCGTGGCGACGGGTCATCAGATGTAAAGGATTCATAGACCCGCTTGCTTTTGGTTTTTCCTGTCTTTTCATCAATCACTTTTTCAGTGTGGCTGTAGGCCAGGCAGCGCCAGGAGCCTGACGGTAATTTTTTTGCTGTTGCCATTATATCATCCTTTCCTATTTTAGGGTAAAATTAATACGCCCCTTGCCAGGACGCACTCTGGATGATATAATTTAGGTGTCTAAACTAAACCTATCTTTCCGGTAGCATCCGGCAAGAGCATCTATGTGAAAAGCTCTAGGGGTTTTCGGCTCCTGGGGCTTTTTGCTGTTATAAGTTCAAAAGTATCTGCTTCTTACTTTCAAATTCTTCTTGTGTGATAGCCCCCATATCGAGTAATTCCTTTAATGCCTTGATACCTTCCAATGATTTTTGGGTATCCATTACAATAGACTCCTTTGTATCTGGTGTTGTTATATCGAAACACCTTAGAGTGGCATCAAGCTTGCTGTCGCATTTAAAGGATATTTTATAGGTCTTTTTTGTATCAACGTTGACAAGGGAAAAAAATGCAATTGTACTTTTTTCTACATTTTTTTCTGTCTGCTGTAGATTTGCGGTTTTATGCCCCTTCGTTTTTTCCTTACCTTTACTTCCTGCCCCCATAGCGGCACCGACAAGTGTTCCGACGCCAGGAGCGACAAGGCTTCCTAAAAGTGCACCAGCTCCGATTTTCAGGGCCTTACCTTGCTTTTTAGTGGTGCTCTTTCCGACCTCGCTGGTAGACGCATTAGTAACTGTATTATATTCAGGGCCGTTCCATTCATACGCCGAGATGGTGTAAATATTTGATGTGTCTGAATTAAAATAAACGGTTCCATCTATCCGCTGATGTATGGATAAGCCTAATGATGATAATCCTAATTCTTTATAACCGGAAATTGGCGTCAATGAGGCTGAACGATTATTTTTAAATTCGTTAATATCAAATTCTTTTGTTTCAAGCCAAGGCTGATGTTCATTAATAAAATTAATAGTCTGAATGATTTTTTCATTAACGTTGTATCCAAAATCAAAGCGTATATTAGTATTATCATTTCTTTTAAATAGCAGAAATCCGGTTTTAAGTCGAGACGCATAGGAATAATTAACCCCTTTCATAACAGAATAAGGAATTGTTATCTTATTCCCGATAAAAGTAATAAGATTAATTTCTTCTTTTCCGACAAAAAGTTCTTTAGTAGTTCCTTTTATACTCATAAAAATTCCTCCGATTAAGAATTATATCTATGCTGCGTCATCATAAAAATCCAACTCATTAATACTCTCGTTGACAGATTCCAAAATCTCATGTTTTTCAATGTAAGAGGTCCAGGCCGAAGCTATGTCTGATTTGAGTTCTCGCCTCAAATTGTTATATAATGTCTCCATTGCTTTTTTCCACATCTCGCCAGCGGCCTTTTCCAGCTTTTTGTCTTCCCAGCGGTCTTTTTTCTGCCGCTCGGCATTTTTGACTCGCTGGAACTGCATGGCTTTAAACATAAATGTTTGATAGCCAGAAAGATTCTTTTCTAGATAATCTAAAAACTCTTTGTATTTCATATGATCACTCCTTTAAATTGTTTGCTCTTAAGCGCAATCCTATTAAACGCTCTTCATAACCCAAAATACGCGATAATTGTTCGACAGAACATCCTGAATATTCTAATAATGTTTCATCGCTTATTAAAAAATCCATCCCAAATGTATCTGCCTCATCCTCAAATTTTCCGGTATTAAAGCAAGTCCTAGTATCCATAAATATCATATTAGCCTTTTTATGCATAAACATATGGCCCATTTCGTGAGCACATTCAAAAGCCTGCTCGTGGCGCGATAAACTATTATCTATGTAAATAATATTATTTCGCTGAAAATACTGATAAAAGGCTCTCACGTCAATCAGTGGAGCGAATATCAGTATTACGTTTAATCCCCGGATAACTTCAAATGGGTCTCTGCTTCGGTGTTTCCACGCCAAAGAATCAGCTAATTTTTTTATATCCATAAAATCAGTCCTTTTTGTACTTTTTTGGAGTGTACTTCTCCTTATTCTTTTTCTTCGCAAGTTCCATACCAATCTGCATTGCTGACAGGATAGACTCGATTGCTTCGGGGGTGGCCGGATCACCATCGAACATAAGTCCCTCCTGAGAAAGGAGCTGCTCTCGCGTTTGCTCAAGAATCTTTGCAATATCTCTTTCATCTTTTGGAGTGAGTGTAGCTTCTTTCATCTTTGGTTCGTCTTTTCCTGTCAAAAGGTAATCTATGCTTACGTCAAAATAATCTGCAATTTTCTGTAATCGCTCTGTTGTAGGCATACTTATCTTCCACTTTGAAATGGATCCATTGGAAAAGCCTAATTCTTTTTCTAATTTACCCTGAGATATTTTATGTGTTTTTCTTAAACTTTCAATACGTTCAAACACTGTCACAGAAACGCCTCCTAAATTTACCGAAAGTTTTCTACAAAAACGCTTGACAATTAGAAAGATTTCTGTATAATAAGAGTATGAACACAGAAAACTTTCGGTAAAATGCTTTAATAATTATTGGTAGCCTGGTAACTACATAATAGAATATTTTCTGCATTTTGTCAATAGAGATACAGAATGTTTTCTAATATTGCTCATGAAAGGAGGCTGATCATGATATATGATAAAATCAAAACAATTTGCAACTCTAAAGGGATAAGCATACGTTCTGTAGAAAAAGAGGCAGGATTAAGTAATGGTGCTATCAGCAAATGGAATGATGCCAGTCCAACGGTAGATAAACTTCAGGCGGTTGCAAAGGTTTTAAAAGTCAATATCGAAAAACTCTTGGAGTAGCAAAACATATGTTCGATAAAACGACTATATCACTGTATCGGAAATGTGTCAATAAAAAAAGCGAAAGGAGTGTGAGAGAGGGATGATTTTTAAGAATATCTATCAGGAACTGATTCTGATAAGAAAAGAGCTCCAGAGCATTCGGAGTGCTGTGGAGCCCAAGAAAATTGATATTAAGTTCAGGGGAAAAACTATTTCTCATCAAGAAAATCACGATTAAAAGATTCAAGTACACGATTATATATATCGAGATATTCCGTGTATAAATCAATAGTGACATTTCCCTTTTCCTGACTTTGAGCTTCGTTAACGCGAATTTCAAACATTTTAGGGAGGATAGAAACCGCAAAATCATGAGCACGTTTTTCATTATCGGTCATGGTGAGTCTCCTTTCTTCTGTATTTCAGCATGGCAAACTGATAAGGAGATTGTATCACAGGGATGGGAGTAAAACAATATGTCAATGGGAAAAGGAGGCGAGAGAGGATGGAAGAAAAGAAAGCATTTGAGGCTTTATCGTGCGCCAAGGAAGTTGTTAAGGTGTTGGAAAGACATCATGCTACAGTTAATGATATGGAAAGAGTGCTTGGTATAGTAAAGGATATGGTTTTGTCAAGCACTCTAGTCCACATAGAATAAGATTCCTGCTTAATGAGACTCGATGAATGTCAAGCCAGAATAAGTAACACGAACATCAGTCAGAGAAAAATGTGGTTTGCCATCCATCGTGCGCTGGTATGATAAGCCGCTCAGATATCTCCGATCAACGCACTCTGCAAGAGCTGCATTAAAATCACCTTCATCTATAGAAGAAGATAAAGAGTTAACAGCGATACCGTCGCGAATTTGAACCAAGATGTCTTTCATAGCGGAATCAAATTCTTTGGTTGATTTAAACATGATAGCTCTCCTTTCTTATGTACTCGGCGGTGCAACGCCTACAGTATAGGTCAGGAGGCTGTGAAAATCAAGGAAGAGAAAGGAGTGTAAGAACATGACAGACAAGCAAAAAGCAGCCGCCCATGCCGCCTACACCCGTCAGCAGGCAGAAAATGTTCGAGCAATTATCAGCGAACATAAGGCTCGCAGAAATATGACCAATGCCGGAATCGCGAAGGCAATCCATATGCCACTAAGGACGTTTGAAAAGCGAAAAATGGATCCAGGCCTTTTTAAACTGGAAGATTTATGGCTACTATGCGAGGCTTTAGGTGTACCAGAGGAACAGCGCAAGACCATTATGTAAAGGAGGTGATACCAATGCACAAACATGATTACACCGGTGCCCAGGTCGTCCGAATGCGGCGTCAGCTGCGGGTAGAACGGGCAGAACGACTATGGCTGTACAGGCTGCTGGCTGTGTCGTTAATTATCTGCGCAGTATTGACCGGAACGCTGCTGGCAGTGGCACAGACGGCAGGGATGTTGTAAGGAGGAGGACAAGCATGAGCAGACGAAGGAATGGCACCAACCGGGCCGGGGCTGCCATCGGCGTAAATATTTACACCGGGAAACTGGCTCCGAGAAAGAAAAAGAACCTGCCGGCGGCAACCGGACAGGCTCAGGTACATAGAAAATAATCATACCAACATTATAAAGCAAAAGTGGAGGAAATGCAAGATGGATAATAGTGACAAAATTTATATTGCGAGTGAAACGTTTCAAGAACTTTGTGAATTAAAAGGTCGTGTTACAGCATTTGAAAGGTGGCTGAATCGCGAACGATATTCAGTCAGCAAGGAAGATTGTGCCGCTATACTGGGGCTTGAGCTTTCTCAGAAGGAGGACGAATGATCCGGTATAACTGCGACCTGTGCGGCTGCTATCTGGATCCGGGTGAAGGCCTGCTCTGCGACGAATGCAGACAGAAGGTCCGGGAAAAGGCACTCAGAGGTAGGAGAACACAGGGGATTATACAAGAAGGCAATGGAAACCAGGTAGAAATGATTTTACAGGAGGCGGAAGCATGGTTAAAAGCGCAACTGAATTAAAAGCAGGAGATGTCATCCGTTTTGAATATGGGGACTATGATAACTGGGCGGAATGCACAGTTAAAGAGGCCGTAACAGTGGGGAACACGGTCAATGTGAAGGGCAGCCGCATGGGAATGAATTATGAATTGGAGTTTGGCCCGAAAGAGAAAGTGCAGGTGTTACAAAATGGAGAAACTGAAATTTAGGTGCCTAAAGGCAGATGAAATTGACTGCCGGATTGCGACAGTCAGAGCCAACGGTATTACACTACTGCTTTACAAGGATGCCCGCGTAGACCAAAACATACTGGATGAAACGGTCGGGCCGATGAACTGGCAGCGGCGGCATTGCAGGGAGAATGCAAACTGCATCGTATCCATCTGGGACGATGACAAGCAACAGTGGATTGAGAAAGAAGACACCGGAACAGAAAGCTATACAGAGAAGGCAAAGGGGCTTGCCTCTGACAGCTTTAAACGTGCCTGTTTTAACTGGGGGATTGGCCGGGAATTATATACGGCCCCCTTTATCTGGATTGGAGACAAGGACTGCAAGATAACGGCAAAGAAGACAGGTGGAAAAGAGGCATATACCTGCTACGATAAATTTTCGGTCAGCCAGATCGGATATGACAGCGAAGGCAGAATCGACGTCCTGGAAATTCAGAATGTCAGGACGTGCAAAGTGGTGTACCACATAGGTTCCGGGCCAAAAACGGAACCTATCGAGGAGACAGGCAAACAGGAAGGACTGACAGAAACACAAATTAACACGCTGCTAAACGAACTTGTGCGAACCGGAATCGGCGTGAGAAGCATATGCACGAACTACAAGGTAGGCCAGCTCTCCCGTTTGAACATGGAACAATTTAAAGATGCCATGAATCAGCTACGGGAGAAGCCGGATAAAGTGCAGAAAAAAGAACCAGATCCCGAGACGATCCCGCCGGATGATGACTGTGGGCTGCCGTGGAATTAAAGAGGAGGTAGAAGCATGAATTACTTCACCGATATAACCGGTTATCGGGCGGCCGGGGACGGTGTTGACCTGCTGGTCCATTTTCCCCAGGATATCCGATACCTTATCAAACGCCAGAATATCCGCCACGCAGAAGTGATTCTGGATGATGGCCGCCATATCTCCATCGAACAGCGTAAGAAGATATATGCCACGCTGAGAGACATCAGCGACTATACCGGAGACCCGCCGGAAGTGACAAAAGAGTGGATGAAGTACTGTTATATCGAAAAGACGGGATGCCAGTATTTCAGCTTATCAGGCTGTTCTGTGACCACGGCAAGGGAGTTTATCAATTTCCTGATGGATGTCTGCCTGCGCAACGGAATTATCCTAACGGAGAGCGGCCTGAAGCGTACGGACGATATCGATGCATATTTAATCCAGTGCATCCGGTATAAGAAATGCTGTATATGTGGCCGCCCCGCAGACGTCCATCATGTGGATGCGATTGGGATGGGAAACGACCGGAGGAGCTATGACGATAGTGATAGCGAGATTATTGCACTATGCCGGGGACATCATGTACAGGCCCACAATCTTGGAAATATCCGATTCATGGAGCGGTACAAGGTGTACGGAATCAAGAAATATCAGACAGTAGAAACAGAAGACTTTGGGAGCTTCGGAGAATTTATCAAGGTATAATGCCGCAGGGATTATACATAGCAACTATCAACTTTCATGCACTTTTTAGGTTAGTATATCACGATACGATGCCACTTAAGCGTAACGGGCGGTCAGACCGAGGCTGCCCGTATCCTCCGGAGGGGAGGCGAGGAACATCAACGAATTTGAAGTATTTACATATAGCGTTTATAACGCCCTGGGAATCGGCCGTGAGAACGCCCAGACCCGACAGGAGCTGTGTCAAAAACTCCGGTGCGGGGATCGCAGCCTGAGGCGGGCGATTGAGGCTCTGAGGCAGGATTATCCTATCCTCACGCAAGATGACGGCCGGGGTTATTATCTGCCGCCAACGACACCGGAAGGGCGTCAGGAGGCGAGCCGATGGGCAGCCAGGCAGGACAAGCGGATTAAGAGTATCCGGATGTCCCAGAGAGGCGCCAGGAGGTTTGCAGGAGGCGCGAGGAGCAAGGGAGTGCCTGGGCAGATTAGTATGTTCGGCGGAATGGGCGGTGGATGATGCGAGACGGAATTGTTTTTTACAGGAGTTTTTACAACGCCATAAAGGAGTTGTCGGATGCCGAGCTTGCAAAATGCTTTAAGGCGATTATGGAGTATGGTCTGGACGGGAAGGAGCCGGAGACATCCGGGATAGAAAAAACCATTTATTGTCTCGTAAAGCCACAGATTGATGCCAATAATAAACGGTATCAGAACGGAACCAAGGGAGGCAGACCAAAAACCGAACCAGAACCAGGCGATAACCAAACAGTAACCAAAGAGAAACCGAATGATAACCAGACAGTAACCAAACCGGAACCTAAAGAAAAAGAGAAAGTAAAAGAGAAAGATAAAGTAAAAGAGAAAGATAAAGAGAGTAAAGGGGCTGTGCGCTTTGCGCCTCCCACACTGGAGGACGTAAGGGAATACTGCCTGGAGCAGGAATATAGCATTGATTCTGAACGCTTTATTGACTTTTACACGGCAAAGGATTGGATGATCGGGAAAAACAAAATGAGGGACTGGAAAGCAGCCGTGCGAAACTGGGCACGGACCCAGCGGCAGGAATTGACCGCCAACGGGAGCAGGAGGCAGGAATCGACCGCCAAAAGCAAGAACCGCTTTCACAACCTGGAAGAACACTGCTATGACTATGACAAGATAGTGTGGGAGATGATGAACGGTGAAAACGAAGGAGACAGTAAAACAGGTAATTGTTGATTACATACAGGAGTATGATTACGCACCGTCTATACGGGAGATTGCGGATATAGCTTATTGTGCACAGTCTACGGCACATCAATACGTACGTGAGTTGTTACGGTCCGGGGAACTGGAAACCAGCCACCCGGGAATGCCCAGAGCTTTGCGGCTGCCCGAGCGACGCTACAGGATTGACAGTAGGGCGCTTAAGGAGGTCATAGTCGGATTGGCCGGGTGCGATGGGGAGGACGATTATGCCAGAGGCTGGGATGATGCTTTTGAGGCAATTATGCGGGCAATGGACAAGATGAGGATATGATTACCTTTGAGCCATTCTGGGAAACGCTGAGGAGAAAAGGAATCGGGTTTGGAGTAGCGGATGATTACGTGTATTGTCCACACTGTGGGGCGGAACTTGATTGGAGGCATGTGCGTATGCTGACAGAAAGATTTAGAAAATTGGCGGAACGATTGTAGACATTGTGCTGTCCTATCCAGGCAAAACGGGGCAAGGAGAGCGAGAAACCTTGTAAAAAATCTCTGGAGTAGAAACCAGATAGGAAATAAAAAAGAGCAGAGAGCTGATAACGCAAGAGAGCGCAACGGGTGCGCCGTTACCAGAAGCGGACGGAAGCCAGGTCCGTTGTTAGGGCATAGGCCGAAGCCGGAATGCCGGTACTGGCAATTTTTTATAAATTGACATTTTAGGAGGAAAAAAATGAATAGAAAAACAAAAAACAAGATTAAAGAAGGTGGGCTGGTTGCAGCTATGGTTATTGTTGTACTGATTGCCTGCTATGGCCTGAGCTGGATCGTTACATGTGGAATCATTAAATTAATCACCATGTGTTTCGGTTGGACATTCAAATGGTCTATTGCCACTGGAATTTGGCTGATTATTTGCATATTGAAAAGCATCTTTAAAACAACCAATCAAAATTGACAAGGAAGTATATGAAGATTTTCGGAAGGAAGGTGCCAGATGAGAAAGGTGCAATGGTGTGTAAAATGTAAAAAGTATCATCTTTTTGATGATGTAAACTGGAAATATAACTGGAAACAGAGAACATGGGAGTGTTTGAAAACTGAGGATTTAGAGGAGGGATAGAATGACATTGAGAACACCTAAACCGACGAGAGAAGAAAGAGCAGCTATGACACATGATGAATTACTACGCTCGATATGGTTGCTGGATGAAGTAATAGAGTTGTTTAGATGGATCCCGGTGGAAGAGCAGTTGCCGAAAGCGAAAGAAGATGTTTTGGTTTGCACAAGAAATGGGTGGATTTTGATAGCTTGGTATGGTCCAAACGGGCAAAAATGGCATGTAACTCCAACGGATATTAAGCAAGACGACATTATCGCATGGATGCCATTACCAGAACCATTTAATTCATAAAATGAGGATTTAAAGGAGTAATATATGAGATCACTTTTATCGACGCCCGCATTGAATGAAAAGATTTGTGATATGAAGGACCGGAGAGAGAAAGATAATACATGGAGTGCAGATGACGAGCAGATACTTGCTTTTCTTGTCGAGCTACATATTTTGCGAATTTCTAAGGCCCATGCGGAAAACGAAGCCAAGGGAATCACAGAAACAATATATAAAATACATGATGAAATGCAGGACGAGAGAGGGTTACTAGTACGTTAAATTGACATTTTGAGGAGAACGCTATGAACGAAAAAACATTACAGTGGGCTGCAAAGCAGTTAGAGCAGCTACGAAAGCCGGCATTGTTAAACAGAGCCAATGGTCCATGTGTATCATGTAAATTTGAACCTGAATGCCAATGGGCGCATGAGTTTGATGTGGAGGACTGCAAGGATTGGGCGGCGAAAGAGGAGGACGGGGAATGAAGAGAAAACGGAATAGGCGCTGTCATGCAAAAGGGAAAGTAATAGTATGGCCTGGTCGTATGGACCGGTGCCAGAAGAGTGATTGTAAAAAGTGTCATTGCTATTATTAGCATTTAAGCCAGGAGGTAATTATGATAGTTTGCGAAGAATGTAAGAAGTGCAGTAACTATATGGTATGCGAGAATGGCTGTTATGGGAGTGATAGGCCATGCGAATATCTTGTTTCAGATACAGATAATTAGGATTTCAGAGCGGTGGAGCAGGAATAAAGGGGGGATTACAACGAGCAAGACAGATTACATAAAAGTGGCAGAGCAGCGGCGCCGTCGGGCATCCGCCCAGGACTACATCCTGAAGGGGCCACGGCCGGAGACCTGGTCGGCGGTGATGCCGGCATATTGTTACACGGTGCTATGTCCGGTGCCAGAGCTGCGGGTCAACACTGGTGGACAGATAGGAGGCGATGACAATCAAAAATAAGAGCAAAACAGAGCTGGCCTTAATGGGAGCTATTTTCCTGGAGGATATTGATAAGTGCAGACAACGGGTCAAGATAGGAGATGCGTTTAATGTGGCCGACAACGCCTGGAAATGTGAGAAGGGCAATGGTGTGCGGCCAGTTATGCGTGGCCGGGTGACGGCTAAGTATCCGCACTTTGTGATACTTGATTGTGGGACATCCATTACATACGTTCAGATTATCCAATACCGGCGCAAGCGTGGTCGAAATAAATTTGTGGATTAATGGGGGTGGTGCCAGTGGGAATTAAGATAACCAGGAAGCTGCTGGATGATTACCGGCGCCTGAAGCGGGAAATACCTCTCCTGGAGCTGGAGCTGGTCGAGATGCTGCAGGGGGATAACGGTTTCGACAACAGCACAATCTTTGATTACCGGACCGGAGAGGCGATACCCCAGAGCGTTGTGGGATTTGACTGGAAGCTGCGAGGGCATCGCGAGAAGGTATTGGATGGGAAAAAGGATAAGGTCAAAGCGGTTGAAAAATGGATTGAGGCCATAGAGGACGGGCAAACACGATGTGTATTTAAGATGTTTTACATTAATGGGATGACATGGGACAGGATTGCGGCAAAGACCGGATATAGCAACAGTCCAGATTATCCGCGGCTCCATATTAGAGATGACTATTTAAAAAAGTGCCAAATTAAGTAAAAGGTCGTTTAAGTCGGAAAGGTCGTTGTAGAATACAATAGAAGCCAAAGGCCTTAAAGCCAGCGGCTCCCCTCCCCTTTTCGGTCGCCAGTGTGTAACAGCCTGGTGGTCGATTCGCCGGTATCGCGTAACCCCTCATAAGCCAGGCTCTATTAACGGGCAATGCCGCAGGGCACGCGTCCGGCACTATATGTAAAATGCGAATGTAAGGTGAACCCACCGCAGGGGGAACCGATGAAAGAAATCCTCTCCGATGTCAGCCGGCGAGGCAGGCAGTGATAAGTATATAGCAAGGCCGACTAAAGTACGGTGAAGCGCAAGCTGGAAACAGTGGCCGAGCGAAGGAACATGGGAGACGTCCCTGGGCGGAGTTGCGAGGGGCTGCTGATGCCAATGCGGACTGGTCAAAAAGTTACCCTTAATTGACCTTACCAAAAACAATACAGGGCTATGCCGGGAAACCGGCACATGTGGAGCATCCCACCAATGGCAGGTGGACAGGGGCGCGCCCTGGGTTCCGGTTCGATTCCGGATGCGCCGCTTGTATCTGGTTTTATCTCCCAAAGACATTTCCAGATACGGATTAGGCACTTGGCTTATGGCTGAGTGCCTTTTCTATTCCTTTTTGGTATTTGAACAATTAGAACATATGTTCTATACTGATTATACAAAATAGGCGTCAATAATATGGGAAGAATTTCCAGAAAGGATGTGGTATAATGTAAAAAAATGTCGATGGGAGAGAAGCACAATGCCGTCTATTGGTTTGTCTATTTATTCACTGAGGGTTTTAAGATTCCGTGGAGAAGATGCTGAGTTACATAATTTGAAGGATGGAAAAAGTCTGTTTGATTTTGCAAAAGAGTTTATCGAAAACAATATGGAAAATTATGTTGATGAAGAAGGCAACGAAAATATATTTGCATTTTCAGATTGGGATATACGTACAATAATTGACCAAAATAGCAATAAGCTTTATACTCTACTTTATGGTAGAATTAAATCGGGCAGTTATGGCTCGGAGGGTGAACTTGTGGACAAGGAAACAGGAAAAGTAACGCACAAGATTACATCGAAGGAGGCTCCAGTTCTTCCGTTCAGCTTTTGTATTTCGGTTGCTGATTGTGAGAAAGATGACGGAGTAACAACTGCCATAGCTATTTTTCAGAATATCGGAGGAAACGGAGTTAAGACTATTTTCGAAGAACACTTCAAGGCGTTTTTAAAAAAGCAAGATATAGGTTTAACACTAAGTTTAGGTGCTTTATATCCAAAGGAGTTTATAAAAGCATATATGCGAGAGGGGAAACTGGCTAAAATAAATATGATTCAATATGCTATTCCAGATGACATCGCAGATCGTGTAGGAATGAACCGGGGTGTTAAGAGAGCAAAGCAAATACTGACAATTATGAATCCTGTAGGATTTCTGAGCAGAAATGAGTATAAAATTCATGAATGCATGCAAGGGAAAAGGGCATATGATAAAATAATAGAATTTCCAGATTTTGACTATGATGATTTGAAATTTGTTTTTAGTATAGCTGGGAAAAATAGAACTGTTAGTATGAAGAATATTGACAAAACCGTTGTCGTGAAAGATATTACAGAAATTGTATCAAAGATAGGCGGGAATCCAGAAAAAGAATCAATCATTGTATTGTTTGAAGAGTATTCACGGGAATATCTTTCTGATATGGGACTTATAACGCTTCAAGAAAACATGGAATATAAAATGATGGTGAAGGAAAATAATTCGAATAAAGAGGTGAAAGCAAATGAAACTATTATTGAGGGGGGTGAGTGATCCCACTATTTGGATTTTACTATGTTTTCTAGTGCTTTTTATCTCAAAAGTAATTTTTAAATCGAATTACTTTAATATAACTAATATTATTGTTAACCATGTAGATGCATTTAGAAATGAAAAGGATAATAAATTTAATAAACCTCAATTTGTAATAGCCTTTATTGTGCCTGTTTTTTTTGCGGGAGCTTTTGCAAAGATTAGAATAGTAGATGAAGACACTATAAATATTCTTACATTAATAATTTCTGTTTTAACTTCAATGTTCTTTACTTTATTAGCGATAGTGATAGATATTAAAGCAAGATGGAAAGAGAATAAAGGAAATAAAAGCTCTTCTGAAATGAGCGTAATAGGGAGAATATTGCAGACGGTTTATTATGCGGTCATGTTTGAGATATTACTTTCTATAATACTACTCATATTGTGTTTTGTAGCAGTATTTACTGCAAAATTTTCATTTCTGCAAAGCATTTTGATATATTGGTTTTCAAATATGCTTATAATGAATTTGTTTATGGTGTTAAAAAGGATATTTATAGTGATAGATAGAACATTAAAGTAGATATATTATAGCTAGAACCAGGAGCCACCCACCCGTGGCTCTTTTTCTATACCCAAAACAACACGAAATGAGGTGAGAAACATGGCCCGAGCGCCAGATCCACGAATTGAGCAGGCGAAGGCCATGTACCTGGAAGGCAGGAAATTAGTTGAGATTGCAAGTCAACTAAATTTGCCAGAGGGGACGGTCCGCCGCTGGAAGTGTACACACAAATGGGACAACGAACGTTCGGATAAGAAAAGCGAACGTTCGCAAAGAAAGAAGGGAGGCCAGCCCGGTAACCAGAACGCTGTTGGGAATGAAGGTGGCGCCCCTGACCTAAATAAGAACGCAGAAAAATACGGTTTCTTTTCGAAATATCTTCCGGAGGAGACCGTTTCCATCATCCAGGAGATGCCCACGGACCCGCTGGACATTCTCTGGGACCAGGTACAGATAGCCTATGCCGCCATCATCCGGGCACAGTCCATCATGTATGTGAGGGACCAGAAGGACGTGACCATCACTAAGATAGGCCATAAGAATGGGGAGACGGTCACAGAGGAGCGCCGGGAAGTACAGCAGGCCTGGGATAAGCATGGCAATTTCCTGCAGGCGCAGGCCAGAGCCCAGAAGACGCTGGAAGGGCTCATCAAGCAATATGACGAGCTCCTGCACAAGAACTGGGAACTGGCCGGCGAGGAGCAAAAAGCAAGAATTGCACAGCTCCGGGCCCAGACGGATAAGTTAACTGGGAACAACCAGGAGCTGGAGGACATGGAGGGGATAGAGGGGGATATCTATGGCGGCAGTAAATAGTTTTGTCAGGAAAAAGACCATCCCATTCAACTTTTCCGAGAAGCACAAGGATTATATACGTAGGTGCGAGGCCTGCATGTATAACGTGGCGGAGGGTGCGGTCCGTGCCGGCAAGACAGTGGATAACGTGTTTGCCTTCGCCCATGAGTTTAAAACCACACCGGACCGGATTCACCTGGCTACCGGTTCCACTATGGCCAATGCGAAGCTTAACATTGGTGATGCCAATGGCTTTGGGCTTGAGTGGATATTCCGGGGGCAATGCCACTGGGGGAAGTACAAAGACAATGAGGCGCTGTTTATCAAGGGCCCGGACACAAGGGGAAAACAGAAGATAGTAATCTTTGCGGGAGCCGCCAAGGAAGATAGCTACAAGAAGATTCGTGGAAACTCCTACGGTATGTGGATTGCAACTGAGATTAACCTGCATCACGATAACACCATCAAGGAGGCATTCAACCGTCAGCTGGCTGCCCGGCGCCTGAAGGTGTTCTGGGACCTGAACCCTGATAACCCAAGGGCGCCCATCTATGCGGAGTATATAGACAAGTATCAGCGACAGGCGGATGCAGGGGACTTCCCGGGTGGATACAACTACATGCACTGTACCATCTACGACAACATCAACATCACCCCGGAGCGTCTGCGGGAGGTCGAAAGCCGGTATGATAAAAACAGTATCTGGTACCTCCGGGACATCAAGGGAATGCGCGTGGTGGCCAATGGCCTCATCTACCGCCGGTTTGCTGACGACACAAGTACCAGGCAGTACGCGTTCCGCCTGACAGATAAGCCCAAAGACATCATGGAGATTATCCTTGGCATTGACTTCGGCGGCAGTGGTTCCGGCCATGCCTTCACGGCCACGGCCATCACCAGGGGATACCATAACGTGGTTGCACTGGCATCAGAATGGATTGGTTGCAAGGATGAGAAGGGGAACCAGATAGAGATTGACCCCGAAATGCTGGGGACAATGTTCTGTAACTTCTGCCAGAAGATAATCAGCAGGCACGGGTACATCACAACAGTGTATGCAGACAGCGCAGAGCAGACGCTGATAGCTGGCATCCGGAGCAGCCTGCGTAAACATGGACTTGGGTGGGTCCGTGTAGAGAATGCCCTGAAAACTGAAATCAATGACAGGATTAACGCTACCGCCATCCTGATGGCCCAGGGGCGTTTTTATTATGTCCAGGGCGAGTGCCAGAGCCTTGTGGATGCATTGAGTACTGCAGTGTGGGACCCAAAGGAATTGACGAAGAATGTCCGGTTAGATGATGGTACAAGCGATATTGACAGCCTGGACAGCTTTGAGTATACGTTTGAACGGCAGATTAGCAGGCTCATAAAGTATGGATAGGAGGTGATGGGACGATGAGATTCACAAAGATGCTGGACTTAATCACGAATGTCCTGAATAAGGATGCGGACACGCAGGTGGATGTGTGCCTGACATCCCGGATGGCGAACCAGATAGAGCTGTGGACCCGGATGTATGAGAACCGGTCCCCCTGGGTGAACAACAAGGATGTGTTCAGTGCAAACCTGGCACCGGCTATCGCGTCGGAGCTGGCCCGACTGGTGACACTAGAAATGAAATCAGAAATCACAGGTGGGAATGACTCCGGGTATCTGGATGAACAATATAAGCGAAAAGTCCTGAAAAGTATACGGCGGTATGTTGAATATGGATGTGCCAAGGGCGGCCTGGTCATGAAGCCGTATATCACCCAACACGGTATCGAAGTGCAGTTCGTTCAGGCCGATTGCTTCTTCCCTATCTCATTCGATAGTTCCAGCCGGATTACACAGTGCGTATTTACGGAACAGTTTCGGAAAGGAAAGAAGATATATACCCGATTAGAGATTCACTCCATGCAGGCCGGGAGAATCCGGATTATAAACCGGGCATTCGTGGCTACCAACGACTACAGCCTTGGTAGCGAAGTGTCAGTCAACAGCATTGACCGATGGTCAGAACTGGCACCGGAGGTCACATTGGAAGGGGCGGACCGTCTGCTGTTTGGATATTTTAAGGTACCGCTTGCGAATGCTGACGATTCCGACAGTCCGCTTGGTGTATCGGTGTATTCTCGGGCGATTGGCCTGATTAATGAGGCAGACAAACGATATTCGAACATCTGCTGGGAATACGAAGGCACACAGCTTGCGGTACACATCGCGACGTCGCTGCTTAAGTACAACCGGGATCGTGATAAATTTGAATACCCCGGAGGAAAGGAGCGCCTATACCGGAATCTGGAATATAACACGGGTGCTGCTGATAAACCATTCATTGATACCTTTTCTCCTGAAATCCGAGACACTGCGCTGTTCAATGGCTTTAATAATCAGCTGAAATTAGTGGAATTTAACTGCTGCCTGGCATATGGAACGTTGTCTGACCCGCAAAGCGTGGACAAGACAGCCACGGAAATCAAGACCAGCAAGCAGCGATCCTACGTGATGGTATCAGACACGCAGATGGCATTGCAAGATGCGTTAGAGGATCTGGTGTATGCGATGCGCTTTTGGGCGGAACTTTATGGATTAGTTCCAGCCGGTGGAAACTACGAGGTGTCTTTTGACTGGGATGACAGCGTCATAGTAGATACCGAAGAAGACCGAAATCAGGATCGTAATGACGTGGCGATGGGAGTCATGAGGCTGGATGAGTACCGCGCTAAGTGGTATGGGGAAACGCTGGAAGAGGCGGCCAAGAACCTGCCGGAACCGGCACTGACGGAGGAGTGATGTAAATGACGCCAGAAGAGCTGGAGAAGCTGCCAAAACCGATTGAGCGAACCATGACAACCCTGGAGCTGTCAATTATGAATGAGATTGTACAGCGCATCAAGGCATCCGCACAGATTACTCCGGTAACGGACTGGATGTTGAACCGACTTACCGCAATCGGCGTTAGTAAGTCCAAAATCAAACGGATGATTGAGGAGGCCATCAAACAAGCTGGACTGCAGGTGGATGATATCTACAAGCAGGCTGCTCGATCTGATTACATCCGCAACCGAGAGATATATGAGGCTGCCGGTGTTGACTATCAGCCATATGAGGACAACCAATGGCTGCAGCAGGTTGTGGATGCTGCCAGGCGGCAGACCAAGGACAGCTTGAGGCCATTGGAAAATATCACCCAGACAACGGGTTTTAATGTGCCGATGGGCGGTGGAAAGAAAGTATTTACGCCACTGTCCGAATATCTGGAGCGCAGCCTGGATAAGGCAATGCTTGGAATCACTACCGGCACCAGGACGTACAGCCAGGCCATAGGTGAGGTGATTGACGAGATGACGGCCAGCGGCATCCGGACTGTGGATTATGCATCCGGGAAGTCAGACCGCATAGAGGTGGCAGCCAGGCGTGCAGTGATGACCGGTGTGGCCCAGATGACCAAACAGGTCAGCGACAAGAACGCTGAGGAGCTGGGGACGGACCATTGGGAGGTAGACTGGCACATGGGCGCCAGGAACACAGGTACTGGGTACCTTAATCACCAGAGCTGGCAAGGCAAGGTATACAGTTCTGAGGAGATGCGGACTGTCTGCGGCGAGGGTGAGATGCTAGGTTTCGCAGGCATTAACTGCTATCATATTAAGTTCCCCTTCCTGCCTGGGATATCAAAGCGGAAGTATACGGATGAGTGGTTGGCGGAACAGAACCGGAAAGAGAATGAGAAGAAAACATTCCGGGGGAAGGAGTATGACACCTATAGCGCATTGCAGTATCAGCGGAAGTTAGAGCGAACCATCCGGAAGCAGAAACAGGACGTGGAACTCCTGGAGAAGGCGGGAGCTGATAAGGATGATATAACGGCTGCCAAGTGTCGGTTGAGACTGACCAATAAGGCTTATGTGGATTTCTCTAAGGAGATGGACATGCGGCAACAGAGGGAGCGGCTGAGGATTCCAAAGTAAAAAGTTGCGATATCGCAACGGAAAGAGAGGATTATATGATTATTACAGGAATGAAGCATTTTGAAAATGTATGCCAGAAGAAATTGGTTGAGTGGTATAGAAAAAATAGACCAGGGGTTGAAATTGACTTGGGCGATGTATTTATTGTTTGGTCATGCAAGACTTTACAGAATTATAAGTGTCTTGCATCTACGACAATAAGCGGAGATGGAATCTATGCTGAATATACGTTTAACGGCGATAAGCAAGAATTGTATGAAGATGTGTACAAGAAACTGACAAATATTTGCCACAAAGAGGAGTAAGCACGCGGGACTACCCTGGGTGCTATTTTACGCCCAAAATTGCCCGGAACGGCGTAAAACTACCACCACAAGGGATGCAACCCCGTAGAAAAGCGTAGTGAGAAAGGAGCAATATGAAACGTAAATTTTTAGAGGACATGGGCCTGGCGAAAGAGCAGGTAGACAGCATTATGGCCGAGAATGGCAATGATATCGAGGCCATCAAACAGGAGCGGGATACTTACAAGGGGCAGCTGGAGACGGCGCAGTCAACGCTGAAAAGCTTTGAGGGCGTAAATATATCAGAGCTGCAAACGAAAGTGACAACGCTTACAAACGACCTTGCAACCAGAGAGGCAGAGTATAAAAAGCAGTTGGCAGACCGAGACTTTAATGACTTGCTGAAATCCACGGCGGAAGGATTTAAGCCTAGGGATATCAGAGCTGTTATGCCTTTCCTGGACGTGGAAAAACTGAAATCCAGCAAGAACCAGGAAAGTGATATCAAAGCGGCCTTAGAGGCTGTAAAAAAGGACAACGGGTACCTTTTTCAGGATGTCACAATTCCGAGAGTGGTTGCACCCACTCCGGGGCCTGGCGGAGAAAAAACAGACGATACAAGGACACAAGCAAACAATGCCCTGAGAAGTATCTTGGGCAGAGAATAAGGAGGTAAACAATATATGGCAGTATATATTACAAGCAGAGCCGACGCGGAGGCCATTATCCGCGAACAGGTTATTTCAACTATTTTTCAGGACGCACCGAAGCAGTCCACATTCATGAGCATGGCGCGTAAGCTGCCGAATATGACCAGCAACCAGACCCGCATGAGGGTTCTTGACTTCCTGCCAACGGCTTATTGGGTGGATGGGGATACAGGAATGAAGCAGACCAGCCGCCAGGCATGGGACAACGTATTCATCGAAGCCGCCGAGCTGGCAGTTATTGTGCCGATTCCGGAGGCTGTGCTGGACGATGCGGAGTTCGACATTTTCGGGGAGATTACTCCAAGAGTCAACGAGGCGATCGGCCAGCGAGTGGACAGCGCTATTATTTTCGGTGTGAACCGTCCGCGTAACTGGCAGAACGATATTATCACACTGGCCAGACAGGCGGGAAATAATGTGGCAGTCGGATCCAATCCAGATTATTACAATCTGCTCCTGGGCGAAGGAGGCGTTATTTCCAAAGTCGAGGAGGACGGCTTTATGGCAACCGGAGCTTTGGCTGCCATGAGTATGAGGGCCAAGCTGAGGGGGATCCGCGCAACGGACGGCAGCCTGATTTTTAAATCCGATATGCAGGGTTCAACAAACTATGCGTTGGATGGGGCACCGATGTACTTCCCTCAGAATGGTGCTTATGACAATACTATCGCTCAGCTGATTGTTGGTGACTTCAAGCAGGCGGTATATTCCATCCGTCAGGATGTGACGGTAAAGATTCTGGACCAGGGTGTCATTCAGGACCCGACTACGAAAGAAATCGTCTATAACCTGGCACAGCAGGATATGGTTGCACTGCGTATCGTATTCCGTATGGGATGGGCGCTTCCAAACCCGGCAACCAGGATGGACGAAGACCGTGTAGGCTGCCCGTTTGCTTACCTGGAACCGTCTACAGCGGTAACAACCCAGAAAGTTACATTTACAGTAAAAGACAAAGATGAATCATCTACAGCAATTGCAGGCGCGATTGTAGACGTAAATGGATCTAGAATTAAAACTAATACATCAGGTGTGGCAGAATTTAACCTTCGCGCGGGAACATATCCAGCGAAGATTAAGAAGACTGGATATGGCACAATCACTGAGACTGTAACTGTGGAAGCAGCACCAGTGGAAAAGACGGTTACACTGATTAAGCAGTAGAAAGGAAGGTGTGCTGATGACTTATGCCAATGAAACATTTTACAGAGAAAGCTATCTCCTGGGACGGAAGCCAGTCATCAGCACCGGCTTCCTATTTTACGCCCGTCAGGCCAGTCGGTTGATTGACCAGTACACATTTAACCGCCTGAAAGATGCGTCAGAGGCTTCGGAAGAAGTACAGATGTGTTGTTGTGAACTAGCCGAGGCAGAATTCCGCAGGGAGAGGCAGCTGAAAGAATCTGGCGGGAAGGCTGCCGAGAGGATTGGAACCTACTCTGTCAGCTTCGGTTCCGCTCAGGAGTTAGCTGCAGCTTCCGGCCGGGAACAGCGGGAAATCATCATGAAGTGGCTGGCTGATACCGGTCTGTGTTATCAGGGGGTGTAATATGTATACCAACGCAGATTGCACGCTGTATCTGTACAGCAAGGAAGGAAAGAACGAGAAATACACCAGGTTCCCTGTTGGAGGAGTGTACTGGGAGGATGTGGAGCAGGCCACCTTCCTGAAGACCGGACAGCGGAACGCCTGCTCCGTACTTCTGGTTATTCCTCTGGAAAGCCTGTCTGAGCCGGTTAATTTCACGAGGGGAAAAGACCTTGTTATCAAGGGAATTGTTACAGACGAGATTGACTGTAACAGCCAGGAGGCCATGTCAAAGTCACTGGCGGCCTTAAAAGCAGCGCATGAGCTGCTAACGGTAACTACGGTAGATGAGCGGTTGTATGGCAGCGAGTCGATGCAGCATTATGGGCTGTCCTGTAAGTAAGGAGGCGGCGAGGTGTTTAACGGAAGTCTGGAGCTTAAATCAACAAACTTTATCCTGAAAAACCACGGAATCCAGCCAGGCGGACCAGTGCAGAAGGTGATAGACAGCGAGACTATGCGGTATATGGGTGATTATATGCCGCGCCGTCAGGCAGGAGAATTGGAACACATGATGGTACTGTCCACCGTCATCGGCTCCGGACAGATAGACATTCCGGGACCATATGCCCATTATTTGCACAAAGGTATATTGTACGTGTCTCCGACGACAGGCAGCTCCTGGGCAAAGAAGAATGAAATTAAAGTACCGGCGGAGCGAGAGCTGACTTATGCAGGCGCGCCGATGCGAGGCAAGGAATTCTTCGAACGCATGAAAGCCGACCATAGGGAAGATATCATCCAAGCGGCGCAGGCATTGATAGACAGAGGAGGGAAGTAATTGACAATCATAGATTTTATGAGGCAGAAACTGACGGAATATCCGAAAATATCAGAGTTTCTGGCTGGCGATGACATTCACATCGACTTCACGGACCCTTCCCCCGTCAATTATGGCCTGTCCAGTACCGGAGACAGCCTGGTCAAGGAGGATTTGCTGGGAAACCAGATACGGCAGCATAATTTTGTCATGTATGCGGTTGGCCAATCATTTACGGATTATAACCGGTTGGCCAACAGTAATTTTCTCCTGGAGCTGGCTTACTGGCTAGAACGACTGCCGGAAGAGGAAGGCATATCCGGCACGGTGGAGAATCGGGAGTTTCTGGGGAAATTTATGAAAGTGTCCACGGCCAATGCCATGAGCATGGGACTGATGGGAGAAACCATAGAGCAGGGCGTCATGTATCAGATACAGATATACGCCCAATACAAAATAGAAAGTGAGGAATTATAAATGCCGGATGTAACGGGTAAAATCAAACGAAAATTTATGGCACATTATATTGATTCTGCGCTTCCATCGGCTAGTAAAGCCGAATATTCCCGACTTGGGAAAGATCTGGAAGAATACACGGTAGAAATGAATGCAAACGTGGAGACCAAAAATAATATTTTGGGTGAGACATCGGTTACCCTTGACAGCTATCAGCCACAGGCTTCCACGGATCCATATTACGCAGAAGTCGGAGACCCATTGTTTGTACGGCTGCAGGCCATTGTAGACAAACGTCAAACGCTGGATGAACTTAAGACCAGTGTGGTGGAGGTACATCTTTGGGAACCAGTTGAATCAGCGGAAGGTACCTATGTGGCCTACAAGGAGGATGCCATCATCGAAGTGTCCAGCTATGGCGGAGATACGACGGGGTATCAGATTCCATTTAACGTGCACCACACTGGAAACAGGGTTAGTGGCAAGTTTGTACTTGCTACAAAGACATTTACAGCCGATTCTGGGGTCGGAGCATAAGGAGGTAATGTATGCGCAGTATTAATTTTGATGATGGATTTAAGTCATTTTGTATCAATGGGGACGAAAACCGGGTAATCCGGTTCAACCCCGGTGACTTGAACATGCGTGTTCGCGTCGAGGAGGCACAGAAACGCATCCGGAAATGGGAAGGAAGCTTAAAGGCAATCGAACTTAATCCGGATGGAACACTGGTAGTGGAGGACGAAGAGGAATCCGCCGAACTGAGAGGTTTTGAGGACGTGCTTCGTCGTGAATTGAACTATGTGTTCAATGCTGATGTCTACGACACAATCTTTTCTGGCCAGTCCCCCTTGTGTACAGTTGGGAAAGAAAAGATGTTTCTTTTTGAAGCAGTGCTACAGTCTGTAACGCCGATTATCGAAGAGGAAATAGAAGCTTTCAGCTCCGCCAGCCAAGCCCGGGTTGAGAAGTACACGGAGGGGTATAGAAAATGATTGGCCGGCTTCCGACGACCTTGGAGGTGGCCGGTGAAGAGCGAAAGATCCGGACAGATTTCCGGGATATGCTGGTCATCATGCAGGCATTCGCTGACCCGGAGCTGCAGCCGGCTGAGAAATATGATGTAATGCTGATGATTCTATATGAAGACCTGGACAGCATACCGATGGAAGCAACGGAAGAAGCAATTAAGCAGGGGCTGTGGTTTCTGGATTGCGGGCAGCAGGAGGATGATAAGCGGCCTCCGGTCAAGGTAATGGATTGGGAGCAGGACGAGAGTCTGGTATTCCCTGCGGTCAACAAGGTGGCCGGCCGGGAAGTCAGGGCTGTGGAGTACATGCACTGGTGGACGTTCATGGGCTATTTTATGGAGATTGACGACGGGACTTTTTCTATGGTCCTTGGCATTCGACAGAAAAGAGCCAAGGGAAAGAAGCTAGAGAAGTGGGAGCAGGAATTTTACCGCAATAACAAGGCCCTGTGTGATTTGAAGAAGAAATACACAGCCGAGGAACAGGAAGAAATTGATTATTGGAATAAGTTATTGGGTTAAGGCGCTGAACAGGCGTCTTATTTTATGCCCGGAGGAGAGGTGATAGTATGGCAGCTGGCGGAACTGACGGAAGTTTAAAGTTTGACACGAAGATAAATACCGACGGATTCGAAGAAGGCACAGGCAGCCTTTTAAAGGCAGCGGAAAAGCTTACGGCGGCGATTGATAACCTGTCAACAAAAATGGATAAGGCCTTTTCGTCTTCCGGTTCTGCCGCAGCGGCGACGGCCCGACAGGTGGATGAGGTGGCCGAGTCGGCCAGAAAAACAAGAGAAGAGATGGAGCGACTTCAGAAGGAGAAAGCCGCGACTTTTACAGGAACGATTACAAACAACAATGCCCCTGCGTCTACCATTCCCGATGATGGGAAGCGGTACAATATTTACGGACAAGATGTCGATGCTATGATTGCGAAAAATCGGGAACTGGAGGAATCGGCAAGGCAGGCATCGGCTACCGTAACGGCCGAAACCCAGAAAGAGGAAAATTCTGTTGTAGGGCTGAAAGACTCTTTGCTTATCGCCGTGGAGTCCTTTAAGCACTTTCCGGATAACATTGTGGCAATTTTCCAACGTGCCGGCGCGTCGATGGACAGTGCAAGAACGAAGGCAAGGACATTACAGGACGAAGTGGACCGTTATCAGGATGCTCTGTATTATGCGGAGCAAAAAGGGCTTGGCCTGGGAGACCCAGAGTATGACAAGGCATACAAGGGTCTTGCATTGGCTAAAAAGGCAGCTGAGGCTTATAAAAAATCCCTGATTGGGGTGGACAATACACAAAAGAAGGCCGGTAAATCCGCCAGTAAGATGAGTGGTTCCATGAAGCGGATGAGGAAAGAAGCTATTCCGCTAACAAAGAGTGTCCTGAAGCTGTCCAATATGTTCAAACTGATGCTTATCCGAATGTCTCTACGAGCCGCCATCAAATCGGCACAGGAGGGCTTTCAGAATTTGGCCAGATATTCGGATGAAACGAACAAAAGCATATCCCTTCTGATGTCAGCTAATACACGTTTGAATAACAGCTTTGCAACAGCCTTCGCGCCACTTCTACAGGTAGCTGCACCGGCTTTGAAACAAATGATAGACCTGCTTTCTACCGGGGCCACCTACGCCGGGCAGTTCATCGCGGCGTTGACCGGAAAAAGCACCTTTGTAAAGGCTGTGGATGTAGAGGAGGATTATGCAGGATCCTTAAAGGAAACAAATGACGAACTGAAAGAGAAAGAAAAGGCTACAAAGAAACTGGCATTTGCCTTTGATGATTTGATTCAGGCGCAGGGCGGAAAAGTGGATACAGATGCTTACAAATCTCCGACACCGGACCAGATGTTTGAGACAGTCGAGGTTGAGGCTGATATCAAGGATTTTGCGGAGACAGTTAAAGGAGTGCTGTCAGGTCTGTTCGACCCGATGCGGAAGTCTTGGGATGAAAATGGAGCGACGGTTGTTTCGGCTGCGGAATTTGCACTTGGTCGATTGAAAAATCTTGGAAATGATGTTGGCCAGTCTTTTATGACTGTTTGGGAAAAGGAAGGCTATGGAAAGGCTATCACGGATGATGTCCTGATTTCTGTATCAAATCTGCTTTATACGGTTGGGAACCTTGCAGATGGGCTTGACCAGGCATGGAAAAGCGGGGATACAGGGCTACTTATTATGCGTCATCTGGGTGACCTTCTCCTGGAGGTGACCGGATTCTTCCGCGACGCGACAGGGGAGATTAAGATATGGTCGGCTACGCTGGATTTTTCACCACTGCTGAAATCTTTTGACGGGATTCTGGTTTCAAGTCGGCCAATTGTAAGCAAAATAGGGGATATTCTGTTATGGCTATTGAAGGATGTTCTTCTTCCGCTTGCTAAGTGGGGGCTGGAAAATGGTCTTCCGGCAGCATTTGATTTGATAGCGGCAGCACTGGACGCATTTGACGCAGTGTTAGAAGCGTTGAAACCATTGGCAATATGGCTGTGGGAGGAATTTTTACAGCCGTTTGGAAAATGGACGGGAGAGGTATTTATCAAGGCGATTGAAAAAATTGTAGAATGGTTGAAGAAATTTTCTGGGTGGATATCAGAAAATCAAGAACTGGTTGAAATAATGGCCACAGTAATATTGGGCTTTTTTGCCGCATTTAAGTTTGTGGAATTTGTAACGGGTGTTAAGAATATGTTGACGGTTCTTCCAAACTTGATTGGCACGCTGGGAGGCCTAATCGGAAAACTTGACCCCCTGACGCTGCTTCTTGGGCTAATTATTACCTCGGCAGCGCTTGTCGCCCAAGCGTGGGATAAAATGACCCCGGAAGAAAAACTGGCCACGAAAATCATCGCTGTGGCAGGAGCAGTTGGTTTGTTGGCTATCGCGTTGGGCAGTATCATGATGAATCCGACTATGAAAGCAATGGGATTTATTGTTGCAGCTGCAGCAGGAATCACATTAGGCGGAATTGCTATAAGTGCGCTGACGAGGGGAAGCAGCGCGAGCGAATACAGCAGTAGAGCTAGCAGTTATATCGGTCAGGGCTATAATTTGGCTACGCAGGCAATCCCTCGCCTGGCCACTGGCACCGTGGTTCCGCCACGCGCCGGCGAGTTTGCGGCTATCCTGGGGGACAACAATCGCGAGACAGAGGTTGTCTCGCCGTTATCGACGATTGAACAGGCACTGGACAACGTAATGGCTAAGTACATGGGTGGAGACGGAGGAAATCGTCAGATAGAAGTAAACATGTATCTTGACCGCCAGCGTCTTGGCCGGGTGGTATATAAGCTAAACAACGAGCAGAAGCAGCGTGTCGGTGTTCGACTGGTAACGGAGGGATAAGCATGAGAGAAAGCATATTTTCAATTGATGGCGTTGAACTTCGCGTTAACGTCATTAAACTAGAGCGCGGGTTCTCGGTCACTGACACGGAAAACTCCGGCCGCACGCAGGACTTTAGTATGCATAGGGATGTTGCAGGAACGTTTTACAACTACACGCTGGAAGTCGAACCGGAGTCGGAACACCGGGCGGACTATGACACGTTTTACAATATTATCTCCGCCCCGGTTGAGTCCCACCGAATGATTTTCCCATATGGTCAGGAAACACTGGAGTTTAAGGCCTACGTAACGCAGGGGAAGGACAGCTTGAAACGCATTGATGGAAAGAATCTGTGGAGCGGCTTGTCTGTGTATTTCGTGGCGATGGCGCCGCAAAGGAGGCCGTAAGATGTTTCTAAAACAGACCATATTATCAGACGTCATCGAGAATAGCGAAGGGCCTAAAATTGTATATGACGACGTAGCCCCGTATGCCAAGGAACACAGTCAGCCGCAGGTGATTGACATTGGCCTGCGGCCCAGGAAGGGGCTGTACCCGGGAACGAAATTATACCCCCGGGCAACGACTGTCCGCCAGGAGTTCCCGGACTTAAAACGGGATGACCTGACCTATCCGGGATATTCCATTTGCGCACCACGGTTCGCCCTGCTGAACGGGGAATATGTCAACTTCCCGGATAATGCGTCCGACTATGGATATATCAGCGACGAATTGTCAGGGGAAGACCGGCAGTTTTCGCACACGTACACCACAGTCGGTCTGCATCCACGGCCCGGGCTTCGGCCAGCACCATTCTTTTTTCCGGCCAAAACGTCGGAGCGGAAGGTAAGTAACCCGGAGCTGACCGTCCTATTCAGCCAGAAATTTACTTCGGTTGGTATCTTAATTACATTCAATTTGATGTCAGGTGATTATTGTACAAAAATTAATGTGCAATGGTATGCAGACGGAAAACTGTTGTCGTCCATGGAGTTCGCGCCGGATTCGGAACGGTATTTTTGTAGCAACTATGTACAGTCTTATGACAAGATTGTAATCGCCTTCCTTGAGACATCCAGGCCACGCCGGCCGGTATTTGTGACCCGAATCGATTACGGAATCTACAGGGAGTTTTTCGGGGATGAAATAAGCGAAATTTCCTGCCAACAGGAAATCAACGCCATTTCTGAAAATGTCAGCACCAACACCATGACATTCACGGCCCGGACACGTTCTAACATCCCGTTTGATTTCCAGAAGAAGCAGAAACTGAACCTGTTCTTCAATGGCCGTCGATTGGGAAGTTTTTATTTAAAAAATGGGGCTAGAAAAAATAAGACGGATTACTATATGGACACGCACGACGCGATTGGAGTCCTGGACGGCAGCGAGTACCACGGCGGTATTTACACCGGACAGCAGCTGGGAGCCGTGCTAGAGGAACTGTTTTCTGGTGAGGACTTTAATTACCTCCTGGACGATACTCTTGTTTCCGTCCCGTTGTATGGTCATATCCCCTACACGACCAAACACAACGCGCTTGTGCAGCTGGCTTTTGCGGCTGGTGCCGTGGTCGATACATCAAACTATGATGGAGTCTTAATCTATCCACAGCAGACAGCGGTAAGTGGGGAGTTTTCCACTGCCGATACCTTTGACGGTCTGACGTTGGAGCATAACGATGTGGTTACTGGTGTGCGGCTGACCGTTCACTCCTGGCAGCCGACGCAGGAGGTGGAGGAACTATACAACGATGTTTTATCTGGCAGGGCAGAGATTATCTTTTCTGATCCACACCACAGCCTGTCTATTACCGGCGGGGAAATCATAGAGAGCAATGCTAACTATGCCATTGTGGCCGGAACCGGTGCAGTGGTAGTGCTGACTGGTAAAAAATACAATCACATGACATCATCAATGTTACGGGAAAATCCCAACATTGCCTTTAATAAAAATATTAAAGAAGTATCAGACGCGACGTTGGTGCACGCTGGAAACGCCCAGGAGATACTAAACCGGGTATATGAATACTATCAACGGGCAGAAAACGTGGTCGGCGATGTGCTGCTGGCGGATAAGGTGCTTGGCCAGGTGGTAGGCGTTGATACCGGCTATGATGGCCGAAGAACCGGGACGTTGGAAAGCATTGACTATCAATTCAGCCTGCGAGAAATCCGCGCGGAGGTAACTATCCATGAGTAAGTATATAGACAACCTTATATATGACAGAACGGTGCAGGATGTACAGGATATGACCACGAAGGCCTACATTGATTACCAGGACTTAAATCGAATCGAGCTGGCGATCAAGTGGGTATCCCACGTCTTAAACCAGTATGGATACCGAAACGAAACCCACAACAAAGTAAACTGGAAGCCAGAGGATCGACGGACAGACAGTGAGATGGAGCGGCTGCGGGACAATCTGGCAGCAATACGGGCAGCCTATTACACGCCGTCCAGTACGCCGCAAACTCCGGAACGCATCACATATACCTCCATTTACCAGGCGAATTTTATCGAACAGATTATCCATGACATTGGCGTACTGGTAGAACGGTCTTCTCCGGGGATGCAGCATTTTGATTTTAAGGTTGGCACCCGGGCGCTGGGAAATAGGGAGGTGAAACTGTGAGTCTGAAAGAAAATTACAAGAATGATATCTATCAGGGAAATCGAAAATATCAGACGGTCCAGAATGAAGACGGAACTATATCTCTGCGCGATGTCACTGTCTACACGCAGGAGGGAGATATTTTTTCGGCTGATGATTTTAACGCCACCAATAGAGCAGTCAACGCTATTGATAAGGACAATACGGCGTTCCGAAGTGAGATTATGGAAGACGTCCAAAACCTGGAGACACAAGTCGGAGCCTTTGTGGGGGAGACGTTGCTATCGTTTTCTGCTTCCGGATGGAGCAGCACGGCGCCGTATACGCAGACAGTTTCTTTTGCAGGGATAAAAGAGTCTGACACACCGGTATACGGCCTGCGTCTGACTGGAACCCTAAGCAACGTGACTGTTGAGGCCCAGAAACTGGCCTGGGGCTACATAGATCGCATCGCATCCGGAAACGGAAGGGTGACGGCATATTGTTACAGCAAAAAACCTGGAACTAGTATTACAGTGTCCGCGAAAGGGGTAAGTAATGGCTGATGGAGTCTTATTAAAGCATGGAGCTGGTTTCGACAATTCTGGCCTGACTGCGGTTCCGGCCGATGTTAAACAGCCGATAAAGTTTTTGGGCGCCGGCAGCAAAGAGCCCCAACAAGGTGCTATGCCGGTAATACCTGCAATCACAAAGGATATGGCGATCAACGAGAGATACAACATCGTACCCGGGTATCATGGTGGCGAAGATGTGTTTCGACAAACGGGAGTTAAAACGGAAACGGGACAGACGATCGACCCAGGAGCCGGAGGGATTACGTTAAACGTCATTGGCAAGGTGCTGACATCCAACACAATCATAATGAGCGTCGAGAACCTGCGGCCAGAGGTAATCAAGGATGGTGTGCCGGTGGGAGATATTGTTGGAACCTATCAGGGCTTTCCGGATGAGGAGTGATGAAGTATGGCGGATGGATTACTTGACATGATTATACAGAGCGCGGACTTTGAGAAATTAAATGTGAAGCCTGGCGACGTCCTGAAAGGCAAGTTATATGTGGGACCCGACGGCCAGGTGCATGCGGGGGAGATGGAGGATCGGCGTTCGCCGACGCTGTATATTGATTTGAATGGAAGGTTGACTCTTCCGGCCGGAAAATATGATGGCGGAGAAGTACGACAAAGTATCCCGACGATGGAAGAAACACATATTACCCCTGGCAGTAAGCAGATTACCGTATACACAGACGGCATGTATATGACCGGGAATATCATCGTGGACAAGCTAAGCAACCTTGTCCCTGAGATTATTAAGCTGGGCGAATATGTAGGTGGGGTGGGTCCCGGAACCTGGCAAGGATATATTGTAACTGACCCAAAGACTTTTTACTATCGTGGCACATTCGCTCCAGGGCAATCCATATCAGACTATATTGCTTACGATTATGGAAGCTATAAGGCAGATAGGATAGAAGATAGAAAATATATGGAATTTCACGCCATTAAGTTGGGGAGCAGTGGTGGAAACATGGTTTATTCCGTTTTTAATGCTCCGATTGACCTGACATATGTAAATAAATTAGTGATTGAATATTCGGTCTACATGCCGGTAAGCGCAACAACACATTTTGAAGCATTTATTACGCGTGAAAAAAATATAAGATATCAAGCAACGGATAGATTGAGCATAGCATCACAATCAGTGGAGATTACCAAAAAAGATACTTCGGGTACGATTAGAACTATGGAGATAAATGTTAGTGCGCTATCAAGAAGTGCTTATTTGAGTCTGTTCGTATCATTTACGGTTGATACCTTTAAATTGTTTTTACATTCTGTCAAATTTGAATAAGGAGGAAATATGAGTATAAACATAAATCCAATTGAAACTTATGTCCCAACAATATATGTAAATAATTCGGAGCCGGATTTGGACGAAACAAATCTAAATCACGCGGAGCAAGCACTAAAGCGTGTCACGGATGCAGCGAACGCGGCAATCTTAGCCCTGGAGTCTCTCGATTCGGCCAAAATTGACGCTGCTAAGATTGTAAATAACCTTCTGGCAACAGATACATCCACAGTTCTGTCCGGTCCGATGGGTAAGGCACTAGGGGATCGACTTACTGCAGCTGAGAATCTGCTTACTAAGT